CGGCTATATTGAAAGCACTATCTACTTCGGTGGCAGGTGTAGTAGCTATTGGGTTTATTTTTGAAGAAATTGAGCCATCGAAAATTACATTACCAGACGGGATAATTTCGTTTTGATAAACAAGTGTGCTCCCTACATACGCTTCCTGCACCTCCTTACTCCCTACATAGGGCTTTATACCTGTGCTTCCGAAAGAAATACCCATAGTTATTCCTCCTTATTTCTTGCTCTCAACCAAGAGCGTATTTATTGCCAACAGGATACACCTTAACCTTGCCTTTGCTTCCCCAATATCCTCACACTTCATCAGTATTTCGATAATATCGTCATGCAGCCCTGACAAGATTTTTCGTGTTCGTCTGTCCATTAGTGAACCTCCTACATATTTTCTATATAGTCTTTATTTGCAGCTTCAAGGCATTCAAAGACTGGATGTTCTGCTAAAATGGTTTCCCTCTCAAAGAATGAATTTCCGTTCGACTGTGTCCAGTCGCCAGCAAGGAAAACAGACGCTTTTGCGGTTAGAATATCCGTATCAAAATCCCAATGAAGAATGTGCAGCTCATAGCACACATTGGCTGCGCACACATAGCGGAACAGGCCTTTTGTTATCTCTTTCCAGTTTTCTAACTGATTCATACTTCTACCTCCTGCTCCAACAGCTTCAGCGCATCCCTGATAGCAAAATACATATGTGCTTCCGCAGGGCTAACCATCCCCCGGTCGCACTCATGCAATATAGAAAGGCATCTCGCATCTTCCAACAGTTCTTTTGCTTTAATAATGTTGTCAATCATATGCTTATCCTCCATTTACCCACCCACCCACCACTTATTTTATTCAGTTACAAGGTAAAGCGTAGTCGCAACAGGGTTAGTGGGCAGTTGAGTCACCACCTGAATTGCCGTTACATTCTGAATCATGGGAGCCAGCGCAGCAGCAGCAGCATAGTAATTCGCAGGCTGACCATTCAGATTGCTTGCATTATTAGCACTCGTAGCAGTAGTGGCACTATCAGCAACCTCAGCAGCTCTAACCTTACCAGTAGCACCGGAACCTACATAGTCGGAAGTTTCCATATAACCCTCAAGGTTAACGCTTGCACCGTTGGTGACGATAGTCAGTATACCACCAGCCTGAATAGCGATGATATTAGAGTTAATTCTGAACGCATAATCTGGCAGGGAAGTACCGTCAGGCAGTCTTGCAGTAACATTCTGCCCATCAACCGTAAAGGTATCACCAGTACGGAAGTCACCAGTAGCGGTAAAGCGCAGAACAGGAACGCCAGCGGTGGAGCGCACGATAGCATGGAGAGTACCGGACTTGTTGTGTGTAGCATTGGTAACTCCTGCATCCTGATTGGCTTTCATAGCTTCGTCAATATCATCCCAGTTAGGGTTAATCTGAGTGAGCGGGTTAAAGAGGTCATTACCCTCAACCTTTTTAAGCTGATAGTTAGTAGTATTAGTCATAAGACATTACCTCCTTATACAATAATGTTTTTACCGTTTTGAGCCAACTGCGTATAGGTGAAATTGAGGGCAATCAGCTCATCAACGGTCTTTTGACGAGTAATGAGTTCAGTAACCGTAATGCCATCCGTAGCATGAAGCTGCGCAAGATAGTCAAACATCTCCTGAACTGTAACCTTTGCACCAGTAAAATAGTTAAGCACCTTAATGCCGATTATTTCAGAAGCAATACTCTCAAAGATATACTCGTTGTTTTCTTCAATCTTTAAATCCATAATATCTTTAAGGCTTTCGCCAAGATTATAGATTTTTGTGTCGAGTTCTTCAAGGCTTGCAGCAGTAGTATCAGCCAAATCAATAATGGAGTTATTCAGTTCCTCATAGAGCGCCTGATACTTACCATCAAGTTCGTTGTACTGATTCTGAATTTGCGCTTCAAATTTTGCAATCTCGTTACGCATATCGTCAAGGGCTTGCTGGATAGCATCTTGGTCGATTGCATTAACCTCTTCGATTGTTTCCTCCAGCTTCTTATACAGCTTGCTCACCATTTCAAGGTACGACAAGCTATCGTCAAAAACCGTAGGCAACACAGGGTTAAAGTTCCAATAGGGCAATGGAGTAATCATTTAATACACCCCCAAGAAACATTGATTTAGGTCTTTATCATTCATCAGCAAACGCACAACGCTGACCACATATCTACGATATTCGTCATACAGTTTGCCTACACTGACCCCATTATAACCGCTGACCATCTTAACATAATCCGTTTCGGTCTTGCTATCCACAGTGCCGTTAGCATTAACCGTATTGTTGTTAAGCGTAGCAGAAGAAGCGTATACATTGTTCTCTATTTCGTTCATCTGCACAAGGCCATCAGCAGGGGTGCTTTCAACCGATTTGCTATTACCGTTAGTATTAGAGTTGGAACTCGTAGTACCTACATCAGACTTATCCAGCGTTTCCTTATACTTATAATTCGTGAGAGGGTCTATTTCGCTCATGGCCATTTTGAACATACCGTTGTAATACGGCATAATCTCGTTAAGCGTGTTACCAAGATATAGGTCAAATTCGCCAACTGTTTCAAACCCTATCTCACGCATCCAAAAGTGATTAAGGAAATACTGATTCAGTACCGAACGGTAATTCTCATCGAAGATAGGATAAGAGGTAAGGGCTTTAAGTTGATAACCGCTTTCGATAATGTACCGCAGTTCGGTTGTGTATTTACTCATCACCCTCACCCTCTTTCTCTATCTTAAGTGGCTCAGTTGTAAAACTCTGTGTAGACTTCAAGGTTTCCATCTGATACTGCGTGAATGGGTCATCCATATCAACCAGCGTAGAAGTAGGCTGACGGAAGTTAACCTCAATGTTAAGGCCGAACATATTATTGATTTTTTCAGCAGCCTGTCTGCGCATGAGTAGAGGGCTATATCTGTAACTCATGCTTTCACTTTGCGCTGCTCTAACCTCACCCGCAAGAACACGCTCACTCTTTTGCGTAGCTTCCTGCGTTTCATAGCCAAGGTAAATCATAATCTCGCCCATAATGTGACGGCGCATTTGCGTAAGCTCTTCACCCAACCAAGGAGCATCAGTTTTGAGAACTGTAAAGCTATCCTTATCCACGCTTTCATCAACCATCATAAACGGCTCATTTCCTGCATACTTCAACCAAATGTTTTTAAGGGTAAGCCTTTGTTTGTCTGTCCCCTTAAACAGCACTGGTGTTTTCTGTGCAAGGATATTAACTCGTCTTGCTTGGTCAATCTCGTAAAGTTGTTCAGCGTAGTAGTCCAGCCAAGGGAATGTTGGAGATTTAATCATGTTGTTATAAACTATGACAGAGTTCTCCATCGTTAGCTCCCGCTGATAACCATTGATAGCCCACACTCTGTATTGAATGGGGTCATTATAGATATTGTAGTCGCCGTTAATCATAGCTGGCAGGAAAACATAACGCTGTGCAACATCATCAAAGAAGAAAGCACCCATAGCATATTCGTTAAGGGTCATTTCCAAGAATCGCTGGTCAATCTCTTCAGGGAGATTCTCCCATTTAAATCGTGCCATAGCCAGTTCATGCAGTCGACCACGATAGAGGGAATCTAAGATTGAGTTGGAGAATAGCGCAGAGTTGCTTTCATTCTTTAGAGGGACAAAAGGTTTATTCTTTCCCATGCTTTACCTCCTTTCAAGAAGTAATAATAGGATTATCAAGGTTACCATAGTTAAATGTGCCGTTATGCCAAAGGGTTACACCAGTATCGAACATCTTTTTAACAGTTTCAATAACATTAGCAGGACACTCTCCAATAACATTGCATCCGATGGTTTGAACAAAGTCCCAGTTCTGACGGTTGTGCAGTTCAATATCCTTTAAGATAGATACTTTATAACCGTACTGACTAAAGAAGTTGTCAATTATTCTTGCATACTCTGCTCTAATTGCTACGCAGTTTGCATAGAATCCACTCTTACCACTAATGGCATTTGCATCGCTGCTTTCTATTGTACCATTCAAGTTATTGGGCAGGTGTTCAGCTTGAGCTACTTTAGACAGAGAGCCAAGAGTTGCAGATACACCACCAGCAATAGCAAGAGGATTACCTGTTAGTCCACCAACAGCTAAAGTAGCAAGTCCTGTTCCGAACTCTGTGCCCATACTATATTTATGCTTTGCCAGCCAATCCTGATAGCCATTATTAACCCAAGGCAGTACAGGAAAGCCACTTAAAGAAACTTGGTCTTGAATGTCGATATTGTTTCCAGCGTAATTTTCCATTGTAGCAGAAAGTGTTGGTCGCATACCAAAAGGATGAGTTATCTTAAATAATCCATATTCACCGCCTGTGTCCATTCGCTCATATCTAAAAGTTTTTGCATCGCCACTTGAAGATATGATGTTCAAGGCACAATATGGATAACAGTACAATTTATTGTTTCTTGGTACAATAGATAAAGTTCTTTCAGGATAACCACCATAACTCTCAATCGTGCTGTAATTGTCCCCCACTTTTGTTACAGTAAAAACTCCAACGATAGCATCAAGTTGTGCAGCTTTAGTGTAAGCATCTATAATTATTTGAGCAGCCGTCATAGAAGAAGAATTGTCAGCTCTACCGCACTCAATCCAGTACACAGGAAACGCAATTCCTCTCACAATGGAGGGAGCTTGAATATGAGCCACGACTTCTTCACCTAATTCTTGCTTAATATAATCAGGTATTCCAGTCATGGCAATAATAACTCGCATATCCTCCGGCTTGAATAAAGTGTAGGCATGAGCAGTTGTCACATAGTCACCTGTTTCCAGTCCCTCATCAAGAGTATGCGCTCCAACAGCATCATTACTTACCGTTTCACGCTCAACAAAACTCTTATTAAAAGTAAGGTCAAACTGCCAGCTTGCCCACACATCCTCATCCAGTATAAGGGCTGTGCTTTCAGGAGAAAGATACCGCATATCACTGACGAAAGCGTAAAACCACTTATTACCGTACCGATGGTTTTGATAAGCTACATAGTTAATATGATAGCAATTCTCCATCTGACGCTTAATCCGCAGTTCTCTCGTTCCATCAATAAACTGAAAGTCTGTGTAAGTAGCAACAGGCACTTGATTAGCAAAGAACTGATTCTGTTCTGTCACACTATCCCATTGGAGAACATTCTGATAGGTAGGGTCACAGGGAATACCACTATACAGTTTTACTATCGTATTAGGTGTTACCATTTTATCCCTCCTTAAAGAATTAGGTGGGGCAGGTGGTTAGCCCACCCCACCATAAGATTAACCAACAGTGATAGTGCAGGTAGCAGTCTTGGAAGTATCCTGAACGGAAGTGGCAGTAACAGTAATAGTGGGGCCGGTTTCCTTAGAGCCAAGAATAACCTTACCCATGCTATTAACAACAGTTTCAGGGTCAGTGTTGCCAGTAAGAGCAAAGCTGCACTTGGAAGTGGGGTCACCAGTACCAGTAACAGTTGTGGTAATCTGAACAGTTCCGCCAGCCTTAACCGTAGCGGTTTCGGGAGTAACGGTAAGAGCGGTTACGGTAGGAGTAGCAGTACCGAAAGCAACAGCGTTAGCAAACGGAGAGAGGGAATAAACCATCCACACATGGTAGAAGTAATTCCAGTACAGACCCTTACCGTTATAGGCGGTCTTAAAGGTACGCAGATAATCGTAAACCTGATACCAGTTCTTATCCACGAGAATGGCTTCGATACCATCATCACCAAGGTCGCCGATATTATCTGCCACGATAACATGCCCAGCGAACTCTGCCTTATCCATATGGAACGCAGCAGCCAGCACATCAACATCCATTCGAGCGTTGAAGTCAGGAGTAGTAATAAGGTACTGCTCATCCTTGGGAGTGGAAGTCCACACACCTGCGTAGTTCATCTGATTGTTAAAGATGGTCATGCCATCAGAAACAGCCTTAATTTTAATCATGGCTTCACGAGCAGATGCAGCATCGGTAACAGGGGTGATGGGTTCAACGATAAATCTACCGTTATTGTTCCACTCACTGATAAGCTGCTTCATCTGAATGAACTCATCCAGCGTAGCAGACTTATACATAGAATCAACCAGCCCAGCAATGAAACGGTCAAGACTATCATACGACATGAAAGCCTTACGAAGCTGTTCATTGGAGATAGTCAGAGGGTAATTAAGCTGGCTATCAACGCTGTGGAATACAGAGGATACATTGGGCAGGTGACGCTTAAACAGAGTGTCCTGTGCAGCTCTGGGGTCATAGGTCTGCGCTTTAATAACATCAATGTAAATTTCCTCAATGGTTTCACCAACCGCCAGTCTACCCTTTTTAAGAGCAGCAAGAGGGTTAGCTGCCATACGGTCGTTCAGGATAACAAGGCCGATACGATTGACCAGCGCATTAACGAACTCGTTAGCCTGTGCTTCGTAGGTGAGAATAGCATCGCCAACTTCATGTAGATTATCTGCGGTAGCTTCAGGGATTCTATCCTGATATACAGCAGTAGCGTTCTGACGAATTACATTCAGAACATTAACACCTTTTGCCATAATTATTCATCCTTTCCAGTGTAAGATTCAGCTACTTCTTCATAGGTGAGCTGTTTACCTTCTTCATCATCTTTAATGTCCTCGCTCTGCTTATCCTTAGCTTCCATAAGGTCAGCGTTTCCACCAAAGAATCTGTTAATGTACTGCTCACGCAAGGTATTGTACCTGCCGTTCAGTTCATCGTACTCTGCTTGCGACACGCCATCAATTACCTCCATGCTTGCATTATAATCGTCACGCAGTCTGGTAATCATTTCAGCGCCATCGTCAGGGTTCTCATAGAATCCCATAATGGTACGCATATAGGATTCATGCTCTTCAGGTGTAAGTCTTGCCATTATCATTCACCTCCTTTGTGTAGAATACTGTCAATTTTGTCAGCAAGGGATTGCATCACTTTAGTGTTATCCCTTATGACATTAGCCTGTTCCTGATTGTTTTTCAACAGCAGAATACAGACAACAGCCGGGAAGCCAATGCTGGAAATTAGATTAGTCAATTCACCCCAATCCACAGCTTATACCTCCTTAAACCTTTATCTCATTAAGCATTTTCATAACTCCCACCCATGCAGCCTTGGCCTTGCCAGTTTCGAACCTCATTTTTCCTTGTTGAAAAAGGACAGTGGCTAACCGCCATACAGGTTGGTTGCGAACTGACTTAACCATAAGCGTATTTGGTGTGTGGTCTGCCATGCTCAATGTGTACTTTAATGGATAAGATGGGTCATAATCCTCTGAACAATACATAAGTCCCACCTTATCATCTCGCCATACTCCGTAAAATTCTCCGTTAAAGAAGAACCCAAAGTAATAGTAAGCTGTACCTTGTTTTCTTTCCAAAAATTCATTAGAATCTCTAAGGGCTACATTTCCTATTGCATATTCACCGTAAGAAGTTCCTGCTATGATTTTACCGAATCTTGTTTGTGCCATGTGGTTAGCAAACTCTTCGCTGCTTACCTTAAGAAGAATAACATCTCCACCTTTAGCTTTAGCTACTGTCTGTTCTCCAACAAGCTGTAAGCCAAAGTATAGGAAGTAGGGGTTATAAAGTGAAACATTGTTAGCAAGAAATACAACCCTTACATCTCTATCTCTTGCTACGGTGGAGTATGCTTCAAGGAAAGTTTCAACCTCATTCCTTAAATAGTGATAAGAAGAAGATGGGTCAATAAGAAATTCCTCAAAGATGATTAAGGTAACTCCGGGATAAGCTGTTGACTTCTCTACAATCTGCGTAGAGAGTGTCATGCAGAAACCTGCAAGCTGTTCATCAATATAAAGCCCTTTTGCATTAGCCTTAAATTGATGGTCAGGGAACTCTTTAGCAACATCTGCAAAGAATGTTGGTACAGACTTCTTTAACTCTGTCTTGTACCTGCGCAGGTAGACGAACTGTTCACCTTTAGCCAAGAAATTCTTAATGGCTCTTTTCTTTGCAGAGTAAGTTTTACCAATACCACGCCCACCCATTATCATCGTGAATAGAGCGTTATATGATAAGGCACTATCTATATTATAATACATAACTGTTCCTTTCTTATGGTGGAAACAGGGAGTGCATAAGCAAGGTAGCAAACCCAACCGCACCGGCAGGTTTCACCCTGTTGCTGCCCGGCACTGGTACTCATACACCACCCCTGCTCCTAATTTTATTATACACCTTTTCCATAAAAAATCAAGTTCGATAAATGGTAAATTTTATTTCGGCTTAATAGTGAACTCTTTGTCTGTTAATACTACGCCACCCCTGACACGCTCGTGCATAAGTTTGCCAGCAAAAGATGAGCCTATCTTAAAGTTATCCGGGGTTACATATTTATAACAGCCTTTCGGCATACCTGCACAAGTAATTTTCCAGCCGTTACTTTCAGCGTATTTCTCCGGGTCTTTCTTCTTAAATTCCTCTGCACTCTTTCCACAGGGATGCTCCATGTAGGTTTTCTGTCTAATGAATATAGCTTCATCTGCCTGCATTTCATAATCCCAAGCACCCAATTTAACAGGGTCAACATCAAGATTGTCAGGTATCTCGTGACCTATTAAGTGTAAGCTGTCGGTGTCAGCATAGATGAATCTATCATATACTTTCTGTGCTGCTGTGATGGTGGTGTATCTCGCCCACGCTGTAATATAGCAAGCCATTGGAATGTAAACAGGCTCACGCTTTTCAGGCTCACCGTCACGATAGATAACCTTATCTTCCTCATAGTACGGTATCTTGGAACGGCAGCTTATCTTTAATCCAAACTTTCCATAAAGAGCGTTAAGCATTAACTTAGCAAGTGTTCGCATACCAGCGTTACCCTCTATGGTTGCTTGCTGCTTTACCTTAATCCACTTGTCAATATATTCTGTGAACATTCCTGTTTTGGATTTGAACATATAACCACCAAGATATTCATACACATATACATCATAGTGGGTGAACAGTAATTCAAGGTCTACACTTGTCAGAGTAAGAATAACATCTTCGCCTTTCGTGTCTGTGATATACTCGTTTGGAATAAACCCAAGAGTGTTCTTTAACTGAATGGTAGGCAGCATACCTTTCTTAACCTTAAACTCACACCTAAGTCTTTGAACATAAAGAGGGTAAACAGGATTGTTCTCATACTTTCCCTCAAACCTCACAGGTGTGTCATATGGTAAGGGTCTGCTATACATCTGCGATGGATAAAGACTGTTTACATCGAACACAGAAATTTTTCCTAACTTCTTTCCTTGGAACTTTGGGTTACAATAAGTAAAACCCCCTCTGTATGCCTTACGAATAATAACATCATCATCCTCACTGACAGCAGGGAACTTATATCTAAACTTTAATTCCCCACCCATGATTTTCTTATAGTCCGCAAGAGCATTAGAGCCTTGAGTAATCTTTGTCAATCCCTCGCCAAACATCGTGTTAAGAGCCATAGCAACTATACGAACATCGTTCTTAATATATTCAGTTTCCTGTTCTGTTAAAATGTGACCAACCTCACGCTTAGCCTTATAATCAATTTCAAGTTTAGAGATGGGCAGTTTGAAACTCTTGGCTATTTCCTCTGCGCTAAATGGAATAATCTTTAAGCTATCTATTATCTTAGTACAGATTTTGTTCCGCCCGCTTTTCTTGTGACAGATAGTGATAGTGTAAAACACATTCATGTTACTGATAAGAGTAGTAAAAGTCTTTTCTTCTAACTCTTTAGCATCTTTAACAAAGGTGTAACCGTTACGGAACAGCCAATATATTATAAACTCACCATCAAACTTGAGGTTGTGAAAGTACAGTGTGTTGTTGGCTGTGGATATTCTATCAAACATATCGTCAATAGAGTTCCCAACCGTAGTGGCATAGTCACCTCCTATCTCACAAAGAGCATATGCCCACACCCGGCAATCCTCTTTATCTGTTGTGGTTTCAAAGTCGGCTGTGTATTTCAGAAGCTAATACCAAACACATCTTTAACTCCAATCGCAACCCCATATTCTGCATCAGAATCTTTGTCAGGATAAAGGAAAGAAATATCACCCAACAGGTCTGTGTAATATGCGTACTGAAATTCCTCCGGGGAGAGCTGTTTAAGAGCGTTCAAAATATCTTTGGCTTCTTCTCGCCTTGCTGAACCTTTAATCTCCTTGTCAATTTCATTAACCACATTTCGTTCAAAGGTTTCAAGATATGTTTTCTTGTAGGCTTCCATTCGTTTCATTTCATCAAGATTAAGAGCCTTATCGTACATCTTATCTTTCCATTTATCATAATCGTACTGACTGCGGAATCGTTCAGGGTCTTTGTAAGTGTAAACCCTCTCACTGAATTTATCCATCCATTGAACCGGGTCAACATTAGATACATTACCGCCCATGGTTACGCCCTTATCACTTATCCACTCTTTAACTTCCTCAAGCTTTTCTCTACCCCTGCGTTCGCTTTCATTACCAAGAACCATAAGTTCTGCCTGTTCGTTCATAGAATAAGATGCTCTGTTGCGATAGCTTAACTCTCTCGGTGCTTCCATAAAAGCATCAAGGGAACGCTCCAACGAATCAGCATCGTCCTGTGTCATTAACTTCCTTACAGTTTCAGCAGGGTTGATAGTTCTTATCTTTGAAGTAGGATTTAAGTTGGTGTTAATCCATCGTGCCATCTTGTTTCGCTCTTTAATCTTACTTTGAAGTCTTGCTCTTTCAGCTTCGGATATAGCCATGGGTTATTCCTCCCTTACTTTCTTATCATCGTGAGGAAAATCTTTTTCTTTAAGCCACTGGCAAACCTCATCATATTCTTCATCAGTCAAGCCCCAAACGGTAACTTGCCACACATTCTCACCGGCGGTGTAACCATTAAGGTTATTATTTTTCATAATGGCAGGATAATCTTTGAAGCTCTTGTTTACATCTACATAACCTTTAATACCATTGCAGATTCCCTTAGCACTATACTGCCACATACCACAGGGTATAGCAGGTTTTCTGTTCCAGTTGGCAATCCAAAAATCGTATACTTTAAGGTCATCCTTTATGAGCTTATTATTCATCCACGCTTCGGAGCAGTAAATACCAGCGTAGTATCCTGCTTCCTCAATCGTTTTACAAAATGCTTTAACGCAATCTGTGCGTGTGATTGGGTCAAGGTTATCTGCTCTGCCAAGATTCTGTCGGTGTCCACTTTCTTCGGTGTCGATATAGATAGGATAATCAACCTCTAACCCTCTAAGTCTTTCAAGAGTAAACAGGGCTTCCTCTTTGGCTTCTTCCTCTGTGGTTGCTTGCGTAAAGAAGTAAACACCAAATGGAATACCTCTTTCAATGCAGCCGTTAAGGTTATACTTCCACCAAGCGTCCTCTCTAAGAGTACCGTCACCGTAGCCACGATAGCCAACCCGGATAATGCAAAAGTCAGTGGATGCTTTAACCTGCTTAAAGTCTATCTTGGAGTAGGTGTTGTTGGCATAACTAATATCAATGCCGTTCTTAGTCATATAAGATTCCTCCTTATAGAGATAAAATTGCCCCTGCGGTGGGATTAACACAGGGGCTTTGTTTTACTTAATTATTTTACTATCTATTAGATAGCTTTCAGTGTCATGGTCTTACGACCTTTCTTAGTGCTAAGATTCTGAATCTCAACAGGCAGAGCAGGCTCCCAAGTAGGCTCACCAAATACGGCAACCAGCTTTTTAATAGCGGAGTAGATGCCGGAAGAAACACAGGTGTAGCTTTCGCCGTTCTCGTCAATGAGAACCACACGAGCGTTAGCAACCATATCGCCAGTTTCATCATTCATGTTCTCGACACGCTCAATGGAAATGTCCTTAATGTTCAGCTTCTTACCAACAAAGTCAGACAGCTTGTGGTCAGGACTGTTAATGGCATTGTACATAGCTACGAGAGCTTCACGAGTATCGCCCTTAATGGAGCAGTAGGATTCAGCATTGTTAAGGTCAGTCAGTACAGTGTTATTCATGATATAATCTCCTTTAATTAAATAGTGTTAATGTGTGAACTTACTTCTCAATCATGTGAGCCACGGAAAGGAACTCCTCAACGGTGCAACCGAACAGGTGGGAATCCTCAACGAAACCATCAATGATAACGCTGTCGGTTTTCTTCAGACCGAGCTGTTTCTTAATGATAGCAGCAGGGTTGCCAACCATACCGTCAACAGTGATGGTTTGAGGAGCAGAGGTTTCACCGTTAATAACAGTGCGGAAAGTGATGGTGGTGTCCTTAACGATAGTGCGAGTAATCATAGCCATTTGATTTAATCTCCTTTTGTTAATTAAAGTTTGTTGTAAAAATGCTGTTGGTTAATCCCACTACAGAGAGGTTTAACCCCCTCTGTTTCGCCGTTTACGGCTCATCAGGTGGGCTATAACCTTAAAAATTAAAGCCCAAATGAATAGTACGATGGTGGCGAATCCTGTGCAGATGAGTAGAGTTAAGAATACGGTATTGTGTAATAGAGTCATCAGTCACCACCTACCCAACTGCCTTTAATGTTATACATCCTGTGCCCTGTTTCAAGAGATTCAATAAAGGAATAACGATTCATTTTCCTTGCAGGAACAAACTCAGAAAAACCGATAGAGTAAATGAAGAATCCTGAACCGTCACTGTCAACATTAACCTGCTGTGCGTTAAGTCTGCCGTTAAAGCCAAACTTATAACCAAGTACAAATCCTTTATTGGACTTCATGGAACATACTGTCATAATCTCACCTCCTCACGCATGATTGCAGTCTTTACGAATACAGGAGAGCGGGTTACACTCTTTAACCTGTGTCCAGCCAAACGGTACTGTGTTAACCCTACAATATTTGCAGAATAACATCCCCTCAAGGGTGTATTCAGGCTGACAATCGTTAAATGAGAAGTCACACAGTACGCAGGGTTTTATGTCTGTTGATATAATCATTTTAATCACTCCTAAGTAAAGATTCACATTCTATCAGCATCCATCTATATTCTTTAACGGTAAGGTTGCCGTTGTTATATAGGTTGTGAGTTTTGGCAAGGATATTCTCAGCCGAAAGAGGGGAATAAACCCCTCTTTTTATATTTTCAATACACCGGCTAAGATAGTTAAAGTTAATCATGCGTTCCTCACATATGCATAGATTGCGAATACTATGATGAGAAAACCAATAGCCGGGATGATGGTATCGTATAGCATTTTTGATTAACCTCCTTATTCGTTCACAAATGGGATGAATGGCTCATACTCAATATGGGAACCTTGCTTATCTCTGACTCTACGATAGATGGGGAAGTTAAGAACTCTGCGATAGGTGTCCCTTAACCATCCTCTGAACTTAGCAAGATGTTGTGAAGTGGTAGGGCTATAATAGTCGAATACAAATAGGCGGTCTGTGAGGGGGATGTAAACTGCAACAAAAGTGCTGTAACTGCGGAGTAGGATGGGGCAACACCTAAAGAACTCACTGTAATTGCATAAGCAAATTTCAGCTTTGCAGTGATAAAGCCGCACACTATAATTAATAGTTAGCTCATCAACAGCGTTTAAGAAGGTGGTGCGGGGGGTGGCGGGGTAGATAGTGCCATCGGAACGGTCTACATAACAGCCTTGAGCGTGGGCGCTCTCGATATATTCTTTGGAAACTTTCATATTTTTATTCTCCTTTTATCGAAATTATTAAGCGGGAGAGGGCATTAGCCCTCACCGCTTTCTTTGGTCTGACTTGCCGGGCGCTGAACCGGGACACTGTATTTCAGGAAGTCGCTAACCAGCATACCACGCAGCTCCTCGATATAGTCGCACGACTCTACAATGATAACAGTTCCGGGGTTTGCTTTGTTAAGTTTCTCTGTTGCCTGTTCAACACTCATTTTGCCCTTAAACTGAGTGGCAATGGACTCAGTGAACATAGTGGGCTTGCCGTTCTCAACCTTAAGGGCTGTTCTCGTGAACTTTACGAGAGTATCCGCAAAGGTACGAGTAATGTAATTGCTGTTGGCGGTGATTATTTCGTTGTTCTTGCTTTCGTTGGTGTTCATTGTAATTCTCCTTTTCAATTCAATTCTGTTTAAGGTGTACGGCTGCTCTGTATTTCTCATCCCGGCTTGCAACGGGCAACGGCTACATTAACCGCCATCGGCGGATTAAAATTCAATAATCGAACCATTATCAAGGGACTGGATGGAAAAATAATCGTCAATTTCTCTTTCGTTTACTTCTCCGTCATTCCAGATAATATGGAAAGTATCGGATACGCCGTCATAAATTACCGCCTGCATGGACTCACATTCAACATATCTCCCGGTAGCATAGGTAACACCCATTCCGCTTTCACTGTAAACAATTT